ATTGTGATAATATAAACGAAAAAATGCTATGGAGGTTACTATGGCAGTATTAGAAGGAACTGTGTATTGGGCTAGTATTAAACAGCCGAATACCAGATTTGAACCTGTATATACAGTCAACTTAGTTGTTGATGACGATACAGCAAACGACTTTGCATCCCGAGGACACAAAGTCAAACAAATGGATGAAGGTCCTGCTCTTATTATCAAACGAAAGGTCAATGGACCTAATGGTATGGTGCGACCTGCTCCAAGGTTATTTAATTCTGATAAACAAGATGTCAACTATGCAGTTGGCAATGGTTCTAAAATTAGAGTTCAATATACCGAGTATGAAGGATCAAATAAATTTGGAGATTTTGTAGGTTTAGACTTACAAGCTGTTCAGGTT